GAATACAAGACGCTTTGGAACGTCTACCACACCGTAATCGTATTAGAACTTGCAGTTATTATCTGCTTGCTGGCCTTCTTCTGACTGGATGTGCAGTAACCAAGAAAGCAGCGATAGTGGCGACAGCGGCAGGGATAGGTGCGACTGCGGGTGTTCTCAGTGGGGGTGCGATTGCGCCGATAGTGGGAGCCACGACAAGTGCACTTGTGGCAGATGTCGTGACAGAGGTGACGGATATGACCCCGACTACTATGGGGAATAGTTGCGCTCCAGATAATTTCTGGTCATTACTTGGTTCACTTGTGGAGATGGGCGGATGGGCTTTAATACTAATAGTAGTAGCGCCAATGATACTCGGATGGATTCTACCGGGGCCACTGGAAAGGAAGAAAAAGAATTAGTCATCGTCGAATGGCGTGACATAATCGCAACATCGGGGTGGGAGCAGGAGATTTCTTGCCCCACCCTTTTTTCTGTGGGGTGGTTAGTTAGTCAGGATGATGATACAGTCTTAATAGCAAACACGAAAGACCCTGATGACTTTACAGGGGAGTCTAAGTCTGACCCCCCGATTTACTACGGCTTTCATGCTTTCCCTGCTGGCGCTGTTGTTCGCGTTCATCCATGCGATCCCGAGCATACTTATACAGAGAAATCCCCTCTTTCCTCTCAAATATCTCAGCCCATGTAAGATATTCCCCGCGAACTTGTAACCGCTTGTGCTTGTTTAGCCAACAGTATCTAGCAAAGTGTAGCCTCCTTTGGTAAGCCCACTCCTCCTCCTGTTCCTTAGATGGATTGAGCAAGTTGGTCTATCCTCAAGTTGTACATATCAACCAGAGTGGTAAACCCATTCGACTCATCCGTAGCCCCTTTCTGCCAGAGTTTCGCCCTTTGGAAGAATTCCTTGGCGCTCATATCGCCGCATAACCAAATACCTTTCAAGTTCTTGTACCACTTACCACCCCGCCTAGACAGACCCTGCGCCGGTTTGCCGTAGTACCCGCTATCCTCAAACTCCATGCTGATAAACACATATCTATCAGGGTGTTGATGGGTGCTGGTTTTTGCAACTGACACGTCGTAGAAACCTTTTGGGGGTACTGTGCGCCGCTTTGTTTTTACCTCAATCTTCTCACCGTTGTAGACCATATCATAATCCTTCTCATCAGCCAACTTAACACCCAGACGGTTGGCTAGAGCAATCTCACCCAACCTCCCTGCGAGATTGCCCCTACCATTTGTAATGGAATTCTTAATGCCGCCAAGATCATTTGCCCACTGCAATGCTTGGTCTATCATTTCCTGATTGAATTTTATTGATTGCATCTATAATGGTTCCTATGTTAAAGCATTTGAATAGTTCCGTACCGCAATTTTTATAACCAAGGTTACGCATATTGTGTTCTCTGAGCAATGCGTGTATTTCTTTTTCCGCCGTAAGAGCATCATCAAACCAATACTTTTCTTCAAGGTCAAAGCAACCCCATGTTCTAGCCTCTCTCAACCTCTGCTGTATGCCATCAGGATAAGTCTTACCAACCTTAAACAACCAAGGTGTTTCGGTATTCCTCATAACGTAGACCCAACCTTGAGGAATTTTCTCACCCTCAACGTGTACCGTTTCTCGTTTAGTCATTGGCTTTGATGACCCATACTCAGACTTAAACCGTGGGGTAATGTCCACTACCTTGTTATTATTTTTCAAGCGCACAGCCGCCGCACCATACCTATGGCATTTTTTGCAGACAGCCTGTAGCCCATCATGGTGGGAGCGTTTATTAAATTCTTCTCTTGGAACCATGTGGTCTGGGTAATCCTCGCCACACACCCAATACCCTTTGTAACCACTACATCGTTTTACGTTCATTTATCCACTCCATAATACATTCGTCTAGTTCCTCTTTAGTTTTAAAGTGTCTGTTGTCTACATGAAGGTAGGTTAGATTGTCATCGCTGACAAGGAAACTCCACCCATTATGATTCCTGCTTCTCTCAACTCTCATATCTTTATATCTCCCTAAATTAAATCCTGACCCTCTACCCCATTCAATGGACATTTGGGCCTCTTGGTTTTAGGTTCGTAATGTTTCCGCCTATATCTTGGTTTAGCATACGCTTGAATGACCTCCACATAAACTCATGCGTTTGGTACTCACATTGTTGAGCGCAAGCCTCAATCAACTGCTCCATTTCCTCCTTCTTGAATAATCCGTGTTCCATCCCATCCGTCATCAACTCCAGTGCCGAATCAAAATGGAACGCGATCATTGAGGGTATGCTCATCTCAACTCTTTCATCCTCTTATGTAGCGTAAGCGCCGATAGAAAGGCTTGAAAGTTTTCCTCAATCTCCGTTGACCTGACCGCCTCAAATCGGCCTGTAGCCTTATCGCATCTGAGGATGTATGTAGCATCAACCGGGATGCCATGTATATCCTCGACTGCCTTAGCATACGCCGCAACCTGAAGGTGATACTCCGGGTAAACCGCCTTACTTGTTTTCCAATCAATAACACAATATTCTCCATTTATAATTGCTCTTGCATCCACAGTTCCTGCATATCTATATTTCCTGTGGAATAGTTTTTCTTCTGAAGATTTCCACTCAACTACATTCTGGCTGACCCAATACTTGAAAGCCTCTATAGAGTTTACGGCCTCTTCCTGTTTGGGCATCTGGGGTATCTCACCATCCCCAAGTTTCCAGTTAATCGCGCCCTCTACCCATTCATGGGTGATGCTACCTATGTTCAGCGCATCATGTGACTCGCTACGATAGGCAGACTTCATCCCTTTGATAAGGGGATCAAGGGCCATGCGTGATTTGTAAACCTTAGTCTTTTTAGATGAGGAGTCCTCGTCAAAGAAGAAGTTCTTCTCTAACCAGTTAGCCCCAACCTTTAAAGCCCAAGGTACAAGAGCGGGTTTTGAGATAATGTCCAGAACCTTAGTGGCACTTGGGATTATCTCATCCCCCACCTTGTATGAGTGGAGTTTACTGTCGAATAACATCTCGACAGTATCCCCATCGTGGTAGTTAAGTTTCAAAACGGGACTTCAGTAGAGGCACTTCGGGAAGTGCTTGAAGATTTACCCCCGGCATTGTACGGCTCTTCAATACGGCCAGAATATCTCAGTTTACCTGAGTTCTTCTCCCATACTGACACACGCATCTTCTCACCATTGATCCATGCGTAGCCGGTCAAGTCAGGGCGATTCTCATTCCCTTCCTTGTCATTTTCAAACAGCGACATATCGCCATCTTTGGGTACATAATCACTCATAAATAATCTCCTATAAGATTTTGTGTTCCAATCGCCTATTTGCTTGCTCAGTGCGCCATACTTCAATATGAAGTTCTGCCACCTTGAGTTCCCATCGTAGACGCTCTTCGTTTTCTATGGCTACCGCGATACCTTCAATTGTTTTGGTAACTTCCGGTTGCATAGAAACCCAATTCTCCTTGTCGGCTACAGTTTTGCCTGTGGCTCTACTGTATAACACTGAGCGTTGAGTCTTTTTGT